TTGTGGCAGACCCCACCCCCCGTCGACGCCAAAGTGCGGTTTTCCCGGGTAAAACGCGTGTTCCCTGCGAAGACGAGCAAGGCATGCTCGTAGAATCGCAGAAACATGGTGGATTCTCGGGCGAAACGCATGTTTTCAGAGAATCCCGCGCCGCTTCTGCTCATCGCGCGTCTTCTTTCCGTGGCACCTGGCGCACCGCCAGAAGATGTTCGCGTCGTCATCGCTCCCGCCTTCCTCGAGCGGGATCTCGTGGTCGGCGTGTCCGTCCTTGCCATACGCCACGCGTCCGCAGTCCTTGCACACGAACGCGTCACGGGTGGCGATCCGCAGCCGCTTGGCCCTCCAGTCGGCCGTGAGGTAGTGGGCGTGCTCCTTCGTGTTCTCGGCCTTCAGGAACACGGGCGGCCGCCACCTCTCCACCCTGCTCGGCATGTCCTACGCCTCCTGCGGCTGCGGCATCAGCGCCATGGCGTCGGCAATCGGCACGACCTCAACGGCGGGCAACAGCGTTGCCTTGTCCGCGTGAACCCACATCTCATGCAGCCAGCCTCCCGGCTCTACGGCGGTCAGGATGTCAGCGGTGAGCATGAGCCGCCCATCGGCAAGGCGCACAGGCTGCGGCACGCAATCGGGCCTGCCGTAGACGCGGTGCAGTTGCGCGAGCCGCTGGGCCAGTTGCGGCGTGAACAGCAGGGCGTGCTGGACGCCCCATTCGTAGGTCACAGGGAGCGTGATGTCGGAGAGGGTCATACTTGCCTCCTCATCGCAGCCTGAAACTCCTGCATGGCTACGGAGTACGCAATAGCCTGACTTCGCGTAAGCGCGCTGCCGATGGAGTACCCGCCAAGCCTCGCACTTGACAAGTCCGTAGCCTGACCTCCTGTTCCTGTGCTTCTCGCAAAGATGTGAATCGGCGCACTGCTGGCAGTCGCAATAGTCTGACCAGTGGCAGAGGAAATTGCATTTCCGTTACGGTACAACACGCCAGCGCCAGCGCCACTATTCACACCCATCAAGAAGCCGACATCTACGGCATTTTGATCTATTCCACCAGCACCAGCATCAAAAGCAAATTGGTCATTGCCGAACCGTCTGCGCAACCAAAACGAACCGCCGAAATCACTACTCCCGAGACTTGCGGAAAAATTGCCACTAGCAATCGCACGCACATAAGCACTGATGTGCCTATCTCCCACTGTCAACAGATTTGCCGCAAAACCAGTGGCGAGATACTTCGTGCTGCCGTTGCCGCGCAGTCCGCCGGATGGCCCAGCCTCCTCGTAGTCTCCTGCCACAAAATTGAAGTTCGTATCCAGACTGTTCCCATACTGTGCTCCGTCCATCGACTGCCCGCGAAACAGCGGCGTCCGCACGGCAACCAACCGCGAGTCGGAACTTCCAGCGAACAGATTGACCCTCAAAAGTTTGTCGCGGATGCCTGCGGCGTAAACAGCGAGAACAAATCGGTTTACTGCGAATACTGTGTACGCGCTAACATCGCCGCCCGCCGTACGGACGCGGCTGGCCCAGTCCTGCGTCTCCGGGTGCAGGTAGTTGTTCGGCATCGGCACCGGCGTCGGCCTGCCAAGCAGACCATACGGCATTGGCGGCGGCTGGTAGCCGCCTGTCAGGACGCCAGGATTCATAGGTCAGCGGCGAACGCCGTAACGTCGATGGATTCAGCGTTGTGCGTTGCGACCACAATCGACCAAGACGCACTCGGCAAGATGAGGTTGTCGTATCGCGTGCTGACCCGCACGCCTTGCACCGTTGCCGATACAGTCGCGGCACCGATGGCGTATTCGTCCAGAAAACGGTAGTTCGTCCCGTCGAACAGCCAGGCGCGAACCTGCCCGGCAGTTGTGTTCGCGCGGGCCTTGCAAACGATTTCGGCCACCCTGGTGCCTGTCGCGCTGCCCTGTATGAGCGTGGCGATTGTTCCTGTCCCGTCGCGGTTGGTGTTCGCGGTGGCGACGTTGACCGAACCGATGCGCGGCGTGACGGCGAATGAGGGATTATCGGCCATGGTGAACTCCTATCAGCGAAACGAAGACCAGAGGTAGATGTTTGCGGCGGCGCGGGCGCGGGCCTGGAGGCGGGCGAAGGCGAGCGTGCCCGACAAGTCGCTCGCGCTGCCGCTGGTGGCGATTGCGGCGAGGCCCGAAACGGCACCGGCTGCGATGGCGATGGAGGTCGAACCAGCAGCCGTGAGGCGGCCTGTGGCGTCCACCGTGTATGTCGCCACCGATGACGCAGAGCCGTAGGAGCCAGCGGCGACGGTGGTGGACGCGAGCACGAGCTGCCCGCCCGATGTAGTGAGCCCGGAGCCGATCGCCAGGGCCACCGTCTGGCTCGGCGCGTCGTAGGTTACGGGGGCCGTTGCGGCCACGACGCCTGCCGGACCCTGTGGGCCTGTGGCTCCTGCTGCGCCAGCAGCCCCGGCAGGACCTTGTGGTCCTGTAGCCCCAGTCGGGCCAGCGGGCCCAGTGTCGCCTGTGTCACCCTTCGGCCCCGCAGGGCCGGTTGCCCCCGCAGCACCGGCTGGTCCTTGCGGTCCAGCAGCGCCTGCCGCGCCCGTTGGGCCAGCAGGTCCCTGCGGCCCGGTCGCTCCAGCCGCCCCCGCTGGGATGGTGAAGTTCAGCACCGCCGCACTCGACGAGCCGACGTTCGTCACTGTGGCCGACGAGCCTGGAGCACCCGTCGTGACGGTGCCGACAGCGACCGACGCGGCTGCGCCAGCCGTGCCTGCGGGACCCATGCCACCGCTGATCGTCGCCTCGACCTTCGTGCCGCTGGCCGAGACGGTGATCGGGGCGGCCGTGGCCGTGACGGTGATGCTCACCGGACCACCTCGCAGACGCCCTCGAAGGCCCGCCGCTTGGCGTCACCAGGGGCCGTCCAGTGGACCCGCAGGCCGTAGGTGCCGGGGGCCAGGGCGGCCGCCTGGGCGTCGGTGAGCGAGATGTTGATCTGCCCGGTGACGGCGTCGACCACGGTGATCGCCGGCTGGGCCACCGTCTGGCCGTTGACGAGCGAGTACAGGACAGCCGCCCAGGTGTACCCGACGATGCCAATCGACAGGTCGATCAGCGTCGAGTAGTCGTCGCCGCGGCACAGCGCGATCGACAGCTCGCCCGGCAGTTGTGGTGCGGTTGCCATGGTGGGAGCCTACGGTGTCTCGCCCGAGGGCTTGAACTGGCCGCCCTGCCAGCGCGTGGCACGGTCCTCGTCCGTCCAGGCTGCCTGCTCGACCATGACCAGCCGCCCGTAGATCTCCTCTGGCGTCGGGTCGTCGCCCTTGCGGCGGCCCCCGGCTCCGCGGCCACGCCGTGGCAGGTCCGCCAGCTGGTCCTGCAGCCGGGCCCGGAGCGTGTCGACGCTCAGGCCGAGCCGGCAGGCGATCTGTGCCTGGGTCTCGCCGTCGTGCCACGCCTTGCGGGCGATGCGTTGCTCGGCGGCCGTCAGCAGCCGCCGCTCCGAGCCCTGGAGCCGCTGGGAGCCGTCCGTCGCCCGGATCGCGCGGCGGCGGCGGCTCATGCTGGCAGCCTCCGGACCGTGACGACCGTCCGCGAGGCCTCGCCGGCGGTCGCGTAGCGCTTCCGGCACCGCCCGTCGACCACCTGGGAGTCGTCGAGCCAGATCGCCGCCGTCTTCGTGATCGCGTCCTGGACGCCCTTGGCCAGGTTGTCCCAGTCGCCGTTTCGGTGGCCCGGGTAGCTCGGCTTGCCGGCCCGAAGCTCGCCGCCATTCGTCAGGTGGCTGTCCGGACGTGCGAAGACACACTCGACGGAGATCTCGTGCGGGTAGTCCGACGCCCGCCACCCGGCCGCCGCGGCCGTCGACTTGGCCATGAGGGCCACGGCCTGCTTGAAGGCCTGGATCCCGTTGTCCGGCGTGTACATCCGGCCGCCGCGCGTGCTCCTGGCCCGCGGCTGCGGGATGGCTGGACCAGGGACCTCGAACGTGATCGCATCCATGCGACCACCGAACGTAGCGGGGCCGCAGAACGAGTCCAGGTCCACGCCCAACAGGGCAGGGGCCTCATCGGCCCCCCACCCGGCAGGCTGTTCGTCAGTTCTCGTAGCGGATCACGGCGTAGTAACGCCCGTTCGCCCCGCGGACCACGGCCTTCTCCCGGATCCGATAGCGGCCGTCGTTGAAGCAGCAGTTCGCCAGGGCCTGCTCCGGCGTCGAGCCGTACCCGATTCCCTCCCGGCAGCCTGCCGTGCCACGGTGGCCGAATCGGCCCGTCCGGGCCATGTCGGCCGCGTCGTCCGCGGCGGTCGTGCGGACGACCGTCCGCGAGTAGTGACGCTCGGCCCGGGCCTCGGTGGCGACGGCGAGCAGGGCGAGCAGGACAAGAATCCGGATCATGGGTAGGGTCCTCGAGGTCGCCCGCCGGTCCATCGGCGGCGCGTGCGTCAATCGTGGCGGATGGGCGGCGCGAGTCTAGGCGGCGCCCTCCTGACGCAGCTTCGCCGCCAGGGCCCGCTTCGTGGCCTCGAACCGGGCCGCGTCGTCCCCGGAGAACGCCTGGGGCGGTCCCCGGTCCTCGGGCCCGCGGTAGCCGCCACCGCCACCGCCACGGGCCGCCCGGGGGTTGTCGAACTGCCCACCGAGGATCTTGTCCACGAAGCCGGGGGCCACGAGCTGCGGCAGGGTCACCGGGTCCGCGAAGTATTTGCACCGCGGGAGCTCGCGGATCGCCAGGAGGGCCTTCTCGAACCAGCCGGGCTCGGCCAGGCGGTCGGCGGCCTTGTCCGGCGGGTCCGGCAGCTTCCACGGCCGGCCCGTCCCTGCCGCCCAGGCCTTGCGGAGCGTCTCCCAGCCGGCCGGCCCCGGCGGGGCCGGCGTGTCCCCGTCCCCGAGCGCAGCGCTCCCGGGGGAGGAAGAAGAACTTCTATCTCCTCTATCTCCTCTCTCTAGTGCGCTTTCGCGCACCTGCGGGTGCGCGGTTGCGCACCCACGGGTGCGCTTTTGCGCACCTGCGGGTGCGCCAGCCTTGGCCTCCCCGGCCCGGATAGCGTGCATGGCCCTGTTTTTCGCGGATTTCGAGAACCGACGCTCCCATCCGGGGATCGCCACAGTCCCGTTCTCCGCGTCAATTACCAGCCAGCCAACCGCCTCCACCTGCCGCCAGAAGTCCTCGTCGCCCCCGCAGATCCTCCCCAGGAGCCGGATCGACATCCGGGCCGTACCGTCGGAGGAGTTGAGGGCCGCCCACCCCCAGAGCATGAGGAGCCGCCCGACGACCTGGTCGGCCGGCAGGCCGGTCGCGTCGACGAGCTCGAGCACCTCGGGCTTCTGGGGGAGGCAAACGTCGTAGGGGATCCATTCACCGGCCATCGGTAATTTCCTCCATGAACGCCCGGCGGTCTTCCGGCGTTGCCTTGGCCCAGAGCGTTCGCATCTGATCGAGCACGCTCACTTCATGCGATCCGCAGCAGTCGTCACTTCCGAACGCTGAAAAGTCTTCAAACTCATCCCATTCACCGGCCATCCGTTGCCTCCTGTTCGCGCCTCGATGACACCTGGGAAGCGATGTTTCCAAGCGTATTGAAGAATCGCTCGTTTGCGGCGTCGGAAGAGACAACCGCTGCCATAATCGGCTGCTGTGAGTCGTCTGTCGTGACAGCCTGACCAGCTAGAAGCGACATCGCAACGCACTGAACGATGTCACGGTCCATCGCGTGAATCTGCCAGTATTCGTGCAGTTTGCCGAGGTAGATGACGTTCGCCTTCCGCGAGCCGGTCACCCACCCGAACCTGTCGTCGTCCGCGAAGTTGATGCTGAACCGCTTGCCAGTCAGCGGGTCGCGAACAGTAACGCTGCCATCCCCAGGCTGTGTTTTTGCAGCTCGACGTCGTCGCCTTCCCGTGTTCCGAGGCTCGACCGTCCCGTGTTCTTCATCCTCTCGGTGCGACCTCTTCTCTTTGACAACCGAGACACCAGAAAGGGCCTCGGTCAGGCCGCGGCCAACATCGTCGGCGATTCCAGCCTCCAGCGTCAGAGAATGCTCGGCCGCGCACCGCTCCAAAAGGTCTCGAATCTCCGGGAAGATCTGTTCGCACAGGTCTTGCAGCTCTTCCGCGGATGTCTTGTGTTTGTTGACTGTCCAACGCTCGCTTTCGTCGGCGTCGTCTGGCTCGACCAGCGTGATTACGCCGTAGAACTTGTGAATGTCCATGCCCTCGGTCCCGTATGACCGATTACACGAATCTTCAGCCAGCATCCGATGCTTGAACTCGAATCTCCAGCCGCCGTCGACCTTCTCGCCGTCTCGCTTCATTCCAGCCCACCACGAATAACTCCTGCCTCGAAACTCGCCAGACCCTTCTCGGCGGTCGTCGACTTCCACCACCCGCGGAGCCTCCACCCACTGGCCGTCGAGCGTGATGACCTTGCCCCTCCTGATCGCAGGAGCAAAAGTTTTCGAGAGCCTGTTCGTGATGACTGGGCGGTCAATCCTTCGATCGACACAGAGGACCCTTACGACAGTCCCGGTCGAGATCGAGTCTCGCGCGGGCTCTTGGTCCTCCCTGGCGATCCACCTACCGGACACCCTGACCTCCTCGAAGTCTGCCCTGACAACCCGGCTGATTCCGTTCCTGATCACCAGGACCTCGGCCGCCGTTCCGAGCGCGAGAACAGCGTCCTTCGCGCCGATCCCGTAGCGTCCCGACGTGTCGCGGCCCTCCGAGTCGTGGTCTCCGATCGTCACGATTGCGGCAGGGTTCGGCGCGCCCACGCCGTCGTCTGACACAGAAAGACACCGCGTCGATGCGTCCCATTCAACGCCTACAACGGACGCCTTCGCGTCGAGTGAGTTGTCAACAAGCTCGCACACAGCCAGCCACGGCGGCATGTCCTGCCGTCGGAGCGAAGCTATGGCGTGAGTCTTCGGTGTGATGTCGATTTCTTTGGTCATGGTTACAGCCTCTCCAGGTGGGTTTTCAGCTCGTCCTTGAGAACCTCTCGGTTGTGTTCCGCATCCATCCATTCCGCGATCAGGTCGCGGAAGTCTTCGAGAATCGCTTTCATCGAGCGGTGCTTTCGTTCGGGTGCCGGCCGCTCTTTCTTCGGGGCCACCTCACGCAGCTTCTTCTTGCCAGCCATCACTTCCTTGGCCGTCTCGGCCGGCAGCTCGCCGGCCTCGATCGCCTTCTGCACCGCGATCGCCTGGCGGGCCTTGTGCATCGACGTTCCGGCCTTCGCGGCCACCTGGCCGACAGTGGAGCGGGCGTCGTCAGCCTTCCGGTCGCGCTTCTGCGGTGACGACGATTCCGTCGTAACCGCATGACGAGCCTTGGCCGCCTCGGTCGCCTTCGCCTTGTCAAACTTCGTCGCCTCCCTCCGCGCCTCGTTCTCCTGCGCGATCAGCGGCCAGATGGCGGCGGACGCGATGGCGATGCCGTCATCGGTCATCTGACGCCGCATGGCGTTCGTGTCCCATATCCACTCGGCCACGTTGCGGCCGTCATCCTTCCACTCGACGACAGGCACCGTGACCTTGTGTCCCTGCTCTCGCGCCGCCTCGACGGCCCGAAGCCGGTTCCGCCCGTCAATCAGCTCGTCGGCGTCAGGGCCGCGGCGGACGACAATCGGATGGTGTATCCCGTTGTTGATGATCGACTCGACGAGATTGTCGAACTCGTCTCCTTCGATCAGTGGGAACACCGCTGCCGCAGGATGAACGACGTATCCGCCAATGGTTGCTGCTTCGCTCATGCCTTGCACTCCTTAACCTCGCGAGCGATCCGCAAGACGCTGTCCTTGTTGATCCCCAACCGCAGGCAGACCTGCTTTGGCGTGCTGCCCTGGCGGAGCAGCTGCTGCACCCGCTCGCGGTCGATCCTGTTGACTCCTGGCATCTCTCGTCCCTCCTTGTGTGGTGCCCCGTCTCGTGGGGCGGCCGGCTGACGCACGGCCAAAAGGCGAGCCGTCGTCTGCTGCCGGTGTTTTGTCGCGACCGCCGGCGGCGCTCTCCCCGGGGCCGGTGATAGCAGCCCCTGCGGCCGGGAGCGGCCGGGCGAGTCAGTCGCTCGACTCGGGCTTCGACAGATAACTCCTGTGGTCTGGTGCCGCCGGTGGCGGCTCGTACTTCACTTTCAGCGCGTAGTAGGCCGCGAGCGTCTTCTCGTTCGCGCCGCGGCACTGCCGATATGACTCCCGCAGCGCCAGGACCACGTCCGCCATGTAGGGCTGGCCGTTGTCCCGGAGGAACGCGAGAACTTCGTCGCATGTTGGGTAGCCGGGCATGGTGTCTCCTCAGAATGGGATGTCGTCGTTCGCTGGCATCGCCGGCTTGCTCGCGGGCTTCGCCCGCGTCTCAGCCGGACGGCTCACGAGAGCGGCCTGGACAGCGCCTTCGTGCCACTTGTCGATCTGGACCTTCGACTCCCCGGTCCGCTCGTTCGTGTAGATCGAGGTCGTGACCCTGACCCGCTTCCCGACGAGGGCCGACGGGCTCCATGCCGGGCCGTCCTTCGACGGCGGCTCGACGCCGGCCGCGAGCGAGATCAGCCGAAACTTCCAGCGGTTGGTCTTCACGACGGGGATCGTCGTCTCGGCCACCCCGTAGCCGGCTGGCGAGTCGATCTCGACCTTGACCTTCAGAATCCTCCCGCCCGACTCGGGCATCTTCTTGGCCGCCCAGTCGGCGTGGGCGAACTGCGCCGCCGTGATCTCACCCGTGTAGTCGGCCGGCGGCAGCAGCTTCTCCGCCTGGTCCTCGCCGCCGAAATCGTCCCAATTCAACGCGTCATCCATTCGCAGTCTCCTTCGCCTGAAGTCCGGCCCGTTCCGCATACGCTCGGATCGCGGCCTGGTGCTCGCTCGTGTAGTGCTTGTGCCCGTAGTGGCGGTCGGCCGGGATCGGACGGATCGCCTTGCGAACGTCGTATAGGCCCATGGCCGGGAACTCCGTCTGGGCCCACGCCCACAACTCCGACCAGCGGAGCCACTCGCGCGGCTCGGTGTCGCCGCGCATCCGCGAGAACGTCATCCACTCGACCCGGCTCATGTGGCCGCCTCCCGCCGCAGCTCCTCGGCCTGATTCATGAGCAGGTGCGCCCAGCCCTGCAGTCGCCCCGCCGCCTCGATCAGGGCCGCGGCCCGGACGGCATGCCAGCCGTCAGCAGGGACCAGAAACGCCCCAGCCTGTTCGTCGACGTACAGCCGCCCCGACACGACGACGGAGTCGCCGTGCCGGCGGTAGATCTGCACACCCTTGTCTGTCAACGAAGTGGACAGATCGACGCGGTGGAGGATCATGTCGCGGCCTCCGTCTTCGGATCGAGCTCGTCGTGCCGGGCGTCCGCGAGGTCTGTCAGCTCGCCCCACTGGTCGTCCGTGATCTGGCCCTCGGAGAGCATGGTGTCGAGCCGCGTGACCATGTTCCCGAGCGCTCGGAGGTCCTTGGCCGCCCGGATGTAGCCGGCGATTTCCTGGACGTTGGCCTTGGGATTGGCCGGGAACAGGTGCCCGATCGACTCCCACTCCATCGGCATCGACGCGGGCAGGCCGAACCGGTTCTTCGCGTCCCAGGCCGCGCACCGCTCGGCGTGGATCACCCGTTCCTTCCCGCCCTTCGCGCGGGTCCGGCCGTCGGTCCCCTCGACGAGCGTCGTCCGGTAGTTCGCGAACAGCAGGAGGTCAGACCACTCCTTCACGAGCGGGCCGACTTGCTTCGAGAGCTTGAGCTCGAACCGATCGAAGCCCTCGTCCATGTCGGGCGGGGTCTGCCGCTTCACGACCGAGTGACCGACGAGCACTACATGCACGCCGCGGTCGATCATGCCGTCGAGCAGGGACAGGAGCTTCCCGAACTGCTCCGCGAGCTTCACGAACCCCTTCCCGAACCCGTAGTCCTCGATCGACTTCTTGTCGTCGCGCTTCAGCATCGCCTCGATGATGAGCCTCTCGGCCCAGTCGACGGAGTCGACGACCACCGTCTCGAACCCCTGCGGGTCGCCGCCGAGCTCGACGAGCGCTCCGTGGAGCGTCATCCAGTCCGGGCAGCGGACGCGGGCACAGTCGATCTGTCTCGTCCCGTCCTCGGTGTCGAGGATCACCGGGTTCGGCCACTGCGCGGCCAGCGTCGTCTTCCCGATCCCCTCCGTGCCATAGAGCGTCGTCCGCACGGCCCCGCGGCTCACGCCGCGCTCGATCTTGATCGCCATCACACCCTCCTACTCTTTGGTTTCGACCCAGCCCACGCGGGCCAGCGTCCCCCGGTCGCCGAGCGGCGTTCCCTCGCCGCCCGGCTGCACAGTCCCCCGGCTTCCTGCCGAACCACGGCTCCGCCGGCATCCTCCGCCGCCGCATCCACTGCAGCGGCGCTCCTCCTGAATCCTCCGCACGGCCACAGCCACCGCGGCCGCCGAGAACGCGAGCAGCGTCACGGCGAACGAGACAGCGGCCACCGCCAGCCCATGGACGAGCGTCATTCCCAGGCCCTCCCGTCTTCGTCCGTGACCAGCGGCCACGCCCGATCCCGGGCCACGCGGGCCCGGAGGATCACGGCCTTCGTCCTGATCGAGGTGCACTCCAGATCGCACGACAGCAGCGCGTCGAGAGCCGTCACGGCCGCACACAGCAGGGCCCGCCGGTAGGCGAACCGCTGCCGAGCGCTGTCGCCGCGCGGCGAATCGACGCGATGGTGGGCGCCGTTGGCCAGTGGCATCTCAGAACCCCTTGAGCTGCCACGGGGCGACAATGAACCGCTCGCCGGACGGTTCGCGGACGATCAGGAAGTCGTGCTCGCCGTAGGCGACGACGCGACCCTCGCGAGCCATCGAGCCGACCGTCGGCGAGAACCAGACCGAGTCGCCGATCGCAGGGCGGGGGCCGTGCCCGTAGGTCTCGGCCATCCCCGCGGCGGCCGCTGCGGCCTCCGCATCACCGGGCATCCGTTCCGTGTTGGCTTCCATGCCAAGTACTCCGTTCGTGAAATGGGAATCAGAAACAATCGGCGGCTCCTGCCGCCACGATCCGCAGGACAACGATCAGCAGCTCGACCCACACTTCGACGTTCATCGTGCCTCCATGCTTCTGCGTGTGTCGACGTCATCCATGACGCGACGGGGAAGGTACTCCGCTTATCGTCAATTGGTCAAGAGGACTTCGGATTTTTCTTGCCGTGAGGGTTTTGCCGCAGAAAACGCGTGATTACGCTTCGTCCCGGGCGGCCTTGGCCTGTCCGATCAAGTCGGAGAGTTCGCCCTTCGAGATCCCGCGACGGATCGTGATCCCCAGGTCGCGAGCGTAGGCGAGCTGCCGGTCAGTGGGCGGATCACGCCGCCACGCGTTCGGCCTTCTCGGCCAGGTGAAAGCGCCGGCCAGTGCGAAGACACACCCCAGCGCGAGAGAAACCGCGCGAGCGTCCCGTGTGGTCACGGCGAGGATCAGGAACACGGCGGACACTCCGCCGAGCGTCACGGCCGCGAACGCGCGGACGACGTAACTCAGCCACTCGACCATCGGCGCCTCCGATCAGGCGGCCGTTCCCTTCCGTGGCCTGCCGCCGCGCTTTTTTCTGGTCTCGGCGGTCCGTTTGCTGAGACGTTCGACCTCGTCGAGATAGTAGAACACCCGCCTGGGGGATTCCACCACGCGGCGCAGCGTGCCGGACTTGAAGAGCTGCCGGAAGTACCCGTCCGTGCAGCCGCAGATCTTCGCCGCCTCGTGCGGCGAGACGAGCTTCTTCCCGGTCTTGGGGTCGATGACCATCGCCATAGCCTCCGATGCTAGTGGGACGTGTCCTCCAATCAAGCCGCCCGGGACGTGCCGTGGAAACCGCGAAACGCGGCCTCCCGGCAGGGTTGCGATCCCCGGCGGGGAGCGGAGGGTTGAAAGTGGCGGGGGCAGAAGGGAACCATGCAGTGACCATCCGTGCGGCGGCCAATCCGCACGAACGTCACGACCGGACCGCCCAAGGAAGGATTTCCCCCGCACGGAAGCGTGACCTATCCCTTTTGCGGAGGTACACGCCATGACACTCACCACGTTTCTCGACACCGTCTACGTTCCCCTTCGTCTCCGCGGCCGCTCGCCCGAGAGCGTCCGCCTGCTGCGGCACTCGATCACCCAGTTCTCGCGGTGGCTCGGCAGACCGGCCACGCTGGAAGACCTCGACGATCTCGTCGTCTCCCAGTGGCTCGCGGCCATGGCGGCGAAGAAGTCGCCGAACAGCGTGGCCCGCGAGCGATCCGGGATCCTGGCCCTGTGGAATCTTGCCCAGGGCCGGGGCCTCGTCCGCCTCCGGCCGACCGTCGCGCCCGAGCTCGTGCCGCACAAGGTCCCGCGGGCCTTCACCGTCGAGGAGCTCGAGCGGCTGGCCCAGGCCGCGAGCTGGTCGAGCGGGTGGGTCGGCCCGGTGCCGGCCGCCACGTTCTTCCGGGCGCTGATCGCGGTCGGCCTGGAGACGGGCGAGCGGATCTCCGCGATCCTGCACACCCCGCGGAGCGGCTGGCAGCGGCCCACGCTCACGGTCCCGGCCATCGTCCGCAAGGGGCGGGCCCAGGAGCGGGTCTACGAACTCTCGCCCGAGGCCTGCGACCTGGTCGACGCCGTCAGCAGCCACAGCGGCCCGACGGTCTTCTGGTGGACAGCCTCGGCGACGGCCCTGCGGAAACGGTGGAAGACGATCACCCGCCGGGCCGGGCTCGGGGACGGCCGCGACGTCCAGTTCCATGCCCTGCGGCGGTCGACGGCGTCACACCTCACGGCCGCCGGGCTCGACGCCACGGCGTACCTCGGACACTCGACGGACAGGATCACGCGGCGGTCTTACCTCGACCCGCGCGTGGTCGACGCCACGCGGCCGAAGGCCTGGCAGTCCATGCCGCGGGTGTTCAGGCCGGAGGCGGGGTAGGCCGCGTGCACCCGGGCCCTCGGAGCGTCCCGTCGTTCAGTTCCGGCCAGAGGGCCTCGGAGTGGATCGCCGCGAGCAGGCCCCACGCCGCGTGGGGCAGGTGGTCCTCGGAGCGGTCGCCGGCCAGGTAGCGGTAGATGTGCCGCAGGGCGTGGTTGAGCAGGTCATGGACCGGCATCCCGGCCTCCCAGTTGAAATCCGAGTATTTGGCGGCCCCCTCGGCGCACGTCCTGGCGACGGCCTCCAGGCCGATCGGCGAGATCAGGTCGTAGCGGGTGGCCTCGGCATCGCTCGACCGGACGGCCCCAGTGGCGAACCGGACGGTGGCCCCTTCCTGCTCTTTCACGGCGTGCTCCTCGAGGTGTCGGACCATGCGGACCAGATGGACGACCCATGAGGCTAGGCTCCCGGCAGTACCAGTCCAGGCGCCGGAGAACCGCCGGGCCTCGCGCTCGGCCTGGTCAAGCTGCTCGGGCGTGAGCCAGACCGCCGGCCTCATCGCTGCTCCCGGTAGCCCAGGGCGTGGAGGACCTTCGAGATGTCCCTCCCGGCCTGCTCGACGTGCTCCTCGGAGGCAGTCGGAAACAGGGCGTGGAGCAGCTCGTGGACGAGGATGGTCATCCGGTGGCGGCCGCGGAGGCCGTCGTGGATCAGGATCCGCGGCCGCTTCGACTTCTGGCTGAAGGTGTAGCCGTAGGCCCCGCCTTCGAGCTTCGTGAAGCGGACGAGCCACCGCTCGTCTCCGTTGAGCGTGAAGTGGTGGTCAGAGCTCATGAGCTGCGGACCTTCCCGTCGGCGGTGATGCGGAGATTCTGAACATCGAAAGACCCGTCGGCGTGGACCCCGGCGATCGCGAATCCGTGGTTCCACTTGTTCAACCTCGCGTACTCCGGCCGCATGTCGCACAGGCAGCCGGTCGACCAGCAGAACACCTCGCTCCCGAACATATCGGGCTCGCAGTGTCCGCTCGTGCGGTGGCCGTGGCCCTCGAGGACGGTGTGGTGGAGGCGGAGGAACGCCCCGCGGGCCTGGTTGACCGGGGCGGAGATCCCCTTGCCCTTCTCGTGCCCGTGCAGGATCGGCAGCCGGCCGGCCAGGATCGGCCGCTGGTCCTTCACGAGCTCGATCCCGTGCTCGCGGAGCCGGAGCCAGTGGTCGAGGCCCATTTCGGGCTCGTCACTGATCTCGGGGGCGTGCTGCCACAGCCAATGCTCCCACCGCTCCTCGTGGTTCCCGCTCTTGAAGACGATCGGGACCTCGGGGAACGTCTGCCGCAGCCAGCCGAGCAGCTCGCGGATCGCGACGAGCTCGCCCTTGAAGTTCCGCCTCGCCGGGTTCTTCGTCCACCGCGAGATCGCGTAGAAGTCGGCCGTGTCGCCGTTCAGGACGAGGGCCTCGATCTTCTCGCCGGTGAGCGCGTCGACCGCGGCCCGGACGGCCGTCTCCGAGTGATAGGGGACGTGGATGTCGCTCAGGATCCCGACCGGCCCGGTCACGTCGAGGACGTGGGGCTCCCAGCCGTCGGCCTTGCTCGCGGGCATGGCGAACACCTGGCCGGATGCGCGCGGCTCGCGGACGGTGCCGCCGACGCTTACGAGGTTGCGGCGGTTCTTCTTGCCGATCACGCCCAGCGCGTAGCGGATCCGCAGGTAGGCCTGCTCGAGCGTCAGGGCCCCGTTGCTCTCGGCCTGAAGGCGGCGGCCCAAGGTCTTCGCCGGGGCGTCCGGGTGGAGGGCCACGAGCTTCCGCGCGAGGGCCGTGAGATCGTCGCCTGCTCTTTGTCCTTTGAGGGGCATCCTTGCCTCCTGGTGGTTGTGTCTGCTGTCTCGAGCGCCGACCGTCAACTCTCGACCTGGACCGGCCCCCACTTGCCCGCCGGGCACTTCTCGTTGGCCCAGGAGAGCTTTGAGATGTACGCCTGCTCGCGGACCACTGGGCATCCGCAGAGTCGGCAGGCTTTCCCGTCGTAGTGCGGGCACGTCTGGCAGGTGGCGAACCGGGCGTCAACCTGCTCCTGGGTGCAGCGGGGAGCCCCGGACGCGACATGCTTCACGACCGAAGTGGCGAAGTTGGCGGCCTTCTGGGCAAGGCTCGGTGCCGCCGTCTTTGGGAACGCCGGGTGCGTCTCGTCCACTGCCAGCACATCGCCATGCGTGACGATGCAGGCGTCACAGTCGCCGTTCTTTCCGCCAGCCTCGCGGCAGCGTCGATTGAGCCAGTGTTGAGTGCAGTATCGCATGTCAGCACGCCGGGGGCGGGTCGGGGACGAACGTGCCAGCGGTGCCGCTGGTGTAGCAGCCGCTGCCGGTGAATGTCGCGGTGCCGGTCACATCGCCAGCCATGCTGGCCGTGCCACTGAATGTTGCATCGCCGTCCACGGTGCCGGTGTTCGTCGCGCTGCCGCTGAATGTGCAGTTGCCCGTGACGGTCCCAGCGTTGGTCGCGTTGCCGCTGAATGTCGCGTCGCCCGTGATGGTGCCGTTGTTCACGGCATCGCCGCTGAACGTGGCTGTGCCAGTGACGGTAATTTCCACCTCGTACTGCCCGCCGTTCGAACAGGCCGCCGTCGGCGTCGCCTCCACCGTGCCGCCGTCAACCGTAAGCGTCTCGGTTGTCAGGCTGATTGCCAGCACCGCCCCCGGCTCCAGCGTGACGCTAGGAAACGACAGGGAGGCTAGGTCGGGGTGATAGTTGGCGAAAGATCCAGAAACGGTCGGACCCCGCCAGGAGCGAAGCTCTCCAGCGATTGTGATGTCGCCTGTAGGCCATGAGCCAGCGGGGGAATCGCCGTTGGCGTCCTCCCAGTTCCAGAGATTGGAACCCTCGTTATCCACCGCGCCGGTGAACCGAACCGCCTCACCATGCCCGAGATACTCCAATCCCGTAGAGCAGCCAGTGGCTCCGAGGTATTGGTTGCACTGCGGGCAGCAGGTGGAAGAGCCGAAAAGGCCGACTGATGTGCGCGTAATTTGCTCGCCGTTCGCAGGGTCACGCAGGCACGCACAACCGGGCGGCGACTGATAGATGTTGCCGCCGGATGTTCCGTTTCCCAGTGTGGCCCCTAGATAGCTCCAGAAGAATTGAGAGAGCACGCACGGATCTGTCGCGTCCGAGATGATGAAGTAAACCTCAGTCTCGAAACCGGGGTGACATTCACACCAATCGTGCACTCGCTTCCAATTCGCCCCATCACACCCGAGTACCTCTAGGTATAGCCAATCGCCTTCTGTTCTAGGCCAGCCAGCCGGAGCGTAAGGGCAGTCGTTATAGCCCGAGCCGGCGAACGGGAAGTGTTCCAGCAGCCATCGCGGTTGCGCCGGTGGTCCTGGGAAACCCGGATTACATGGGTCGGTACAGAGTTGTTCGCCCGCGCCTGTATAGAGCGGGTTTGGAATCACATCTCCAGAGAACCAAACGTCGCCGTAGTAATCACTGATGAGTCGCCACTCGGTCGGCTGTGGTCCACATGTAAGCCCGCAATCTGCCCAAGGCTGCTGCGCCGGGTCAAAGAGATTGGAGAACTCGCCATCCAGCACGTTCTCGCATGTCTCCTGGTTGGTCGCCGTCAGTATGGCGCAGCGTTGTGCGCTCGCGTCTGCTGTTGGCTGCTCGGCGTCACCATCGCAGTAGATAGACCATGTGATGCCTTCAACCGCAGACGGCGGCGTGGTTGTCCATGTAGTGCCGCCGTCTTCGCTGTATTCAACCTCGACGATCTCGCAGTCGGTGTCGCAGTCGTAAGGAGTCTCGCCGTAGGTTCCGTAGACGTACCCGCTGCACCTGACCCGCACCCGAATGCGGACGCTATCAGGAAGCTCAAGCGTTGCGCGGCAGTTGGTGTCAACGGTAGTGAAAGAATCCTCGGACTCAGGCACCACCCACTTGATCTGATTGCAGCACATCTTGTTGCAGAAATGCTGGCAGCAGGCCGGGCAGACGCAGCATTCGTCGTTTGTGCTGACCTTGCCGTCCCGCAGAATCGGCTTGCCGTCGATAAACCGAATTGTTGTCATGCTTCTGTTGGGGCCGCGCAGGCGGCGATATCAAACCACTTGAGGCAGCCGTTTTCGTCGTGGCCGAGGAGTTGCACCTTCGTCCCATCCCACCCAGCCAACTTCGTGACGTCCTCGCCGCCAATGGTTTGGCGGCAGGAGCCTTCGATGCCGGAATCCAGCAGGTACCACTTACCATCTGTGCCTTGGCCGATCACGACCCACGCGTTCGCTGGCACGTCATACGACAGGTTGGCGACAGCCTCGATCGTCTCGGTCGGGCTGGAGGCTGTCGGCGCGCAGTTGCTATCGGTGCGGCTCCAGAGCGTGACCGTGGCGCAGGTGCCGATGGCCCAGGCGGACGACACCTTGCCGACGCGGATCGCGGCGCCGTCATCCCCGCCCGCCGTCCGGAAATAGACCGGCGGCATGTCGCGATTTCCACGCTCATACGCCAGCGTGGCCGCGCCCATCCGCCGGGCGACGTCCTCCGTCAGATGGACCTTCCGAGGGCCAGACATGCTTCAGGCCTCGGCGATGAAAGGCGTGCCGAACTTGATACCGAACGTCGTCACCGGGTAGAGCGGGGCCCCGGCCCCGTTCCGGATCACGCTCGGAGGCTGGCCGGCTGTTTTCTTCGTGCCGTTGGAGTTGAGCGCCACGGGCTGCTTCACCGGCTTGTTGTCGCTCCCCAGGATCGCCTTCCGCTGGCCCGACACGATCTCGTGGAACCCAACGTCCCACGGCATCGTCTTCCAGGTCCCAGGGTCGTAGCGGAACTCCCAGACGGTCTCCACCAGGACGAGATCATCGTCGTCGCCACCGGCTTCCGGCTCGCCCTCGCCTGCATTATCCGCCACGCGGTTGCGGGCGAGGTTCTGCACCACTCGCCGCTTCGCGCCCTTGAACCCACACTTCCACGTCCCGGGATCCCCGCCGTCCCACGCGTCGGAGTTCACGCTGCCGGCGTAGGTGTCGGCGTCGGTCTTCCACGAGTCGTCGTCGTAGTACTTGGTCAGCGTCCAGTCTTTCTCCTCGCGCTCCCGCTGCAGGCCCTCCACGGGATCGCCGGCCGAGTTCACGATCATCACGTTGTCGCGGTCGCGGAACGCCGGGACGTTCGACGTGCCGCCACCACGCTCCCAGAAGTCCTTCGGCTTGCCCGTGTTCTCGTCCATCCGTGCCGCCCGCGGCGGCGGGTAGAACGCCACGTCGAGCCGCCAGAGCAGGCCCTCCTTCGAGACCGGCGAGAGCTTGAACTCCATCGCCCGGCACTCGCCGTTTTCCCAGTGGGCCGAGTACCAGCCGCACGGCACGGCCCGGGCCAGTGCCGTCTTCGACTCATTGGGCGAGTCGCAGCGGATCAGCCAGGACTCGTCGAAGCGCAGAGGCTCGCCGACCTTGCCCGAGAGGCCAGTCCCTTCGACGACGCGCCGCCAGCCGAGAATCGCCATTGGTCACTCCAGAGCAAACGGGTAGCTGTCGTCGCCGCCGGAGGTGTTCGCGGCGATCTCCTCGAGCACGGACAGCTGCTGTTGCTGCACGTCACCACCACCGCCACGCATGAGGCGGAACATCTCGGCGATCCCCTCGGACGACCGCGAGTCGATGCCCTTGATCGCCTGGTCGATGCCCGCGAACTCGACCGTCTGGGTGACGTCGATGGGGGCCGGCTTCGTTTTTTCGATCTGTTTGGCGGACGCGTCGGCCTTGGCGTACGCGGCGTCGAGGGCCGTCGTCAGCGGACCGGCGATGGCCTTGCCGACCGGGGCGGCGTCGGTCGCGAAGGCCGCCGAGAACCCCTTCTGGGCCGCGGTCACGTTTTCGGTGATACCGTCGGAGAGCGTCTGATTGAATGCCTTCGCGCCCTCCACCACGGCGTCGAGCGACGAAGTGTCGAACCCCAGGAACTGCCCGATCTTCTGGGCGATCGTGGCCAGCCCCTCGAAGGCGCCGGTGAAGCCGAGCACGATCAGCCCGAGGCCAGCCTGGGCGGCATTGAAGACGCCCGAGAGGAAGTTGGCCGTGCGGCCGAAGAAGTCCGCGACGGAGCCCCACTGCTGGCCGACTTGCGACAGGTAGGTGAACGTCGAGCCGAAGTTCTGGATCACGAAGTCGCCGATCTCGGCCAGGAACCGCGCCCCCTGAAGGATGCCGTCCCCGATCGCCTGGCCGATGTTGGCCCCGCCGACGTTGGCGATCAGATCGGAGAACGCGGTCGTCACCGTGGCGATCGCGGGCGACAGGTAGGCCGTCACCTGCTGGACGACGCCCTCGATGGCCTTCTGGGCCCGCGTGAACGCGTCGTTCATTTCCTCCACGTCCTGCCCCTGGGCGGTCGTGAGGGCGAGCCCGAACCGCTCGGCCTCCTCCCGGGCCGCGGCGATCCCTTCGGCCCCGCCGGCGAACAGCGGCAGCAGCTGGGCGCCTGAGCGGCCGAAGATCGCCACCGCGGCGGCGGCCCGCTCGGCCTCGCCCGGGATCCCGGCGATCGAGCCGGCGATCAGATCGAACCGGTCGGCGGCATTCAGGCCGGCGAGCTGCTCGACCGTGATGCCGAGGTTTGCGAACGCCGCCTGGGCCACGGCCGAGCCCTGCTGGGCCTTCACGAATGCCACGTCCGCCTTCGTGGCCGCCGCGCCGATGGTTTCCAGCGACACCCCAGCCAGCTCGCCGGCCAGGGCGATGCCGGAGAGCTCGCCATAGGTCATCCCGAGCCGGGCCGCCAGCTTGCTCGTGCTGTCGATCACCTCGGCCTGGGCCTGCCCCATGCTGATCAGGCTGCTGATCCCCTGGGTGGCCGAGCTCACGAGCGAACCGAACAGCTGGGCACCGTTGATCGCCACCAGGGCCGTCATCCCGCCCCGCAGGCTGGAGACGTCGCTCTGCAGGCCCTTGAGGGCGGACGACGCCGACTTGACGCCGGAGGTGAGCCCGGAGGTCGAGGCGCTGAAAACGGCGGATACCTTGCCGATCGCGGCCATAGGCTACTCCAGGTCAGTGGCAGGAACGAATCGGCCGCCCGTGCACTTCATCATCTCGGCCTGAATCTCGTCTTCGGTCATCTCGCGGTCCGGGTCGTATGAGGGCAGGAACATCTCGCGGAATCTCGGGTCCACCTGCGCCCCCAGGGCCTTCAGGATCAGCAGCGTCTGCAGGGCCGCCCGGCCCCACTCATCCCCGAACGGCTCGACGCGGTAGAACGCCATCCACCGGCGCAGGGCCGAGATCGGGATGGACGCCTTCAGCCGCTCGGCGTTGGCGATTCGGTGATGTGCCGCCAGCCGGTACAGGAACCGTTCGTTCAGTCCTGCCCGGCTGCGGAGTTTTTTTCCACCTCCTGCACCTGCTCGTTGTCGTTCTTCAGGACCGTCTTCAGGATCCGCCGATACAGCCACGTCACGCGGCTCGGATTGGCGGCCATGATCCGGCCCACCGTCTTCTCGGTGAACAGCGGCTTCCCGTCCTCGTCGGTCACGCACGCGATCAGCGTCTTCGCGATCAGAGACGCCGGCGGCAGGCGGCCGACATGCTCGGCGTGCTCCGTGACCAGGGCGTGCCAGACCTCGAACACCGGGTAGCGGAAGTGCACCTGTTGCGAAGTGCCGGGGATCGTTTCGGCGACGGTCTCGGGCGACCAGTTGAGAAGGTCTTCGTCGGGCTTTGGCATGTCAGGTCCCAGAGAAGCGGAAACGCGCCGTGCCGCGAAGGAACTCCCCTACGCTGCCGGCCACGTCGAAGGTTTCGAGGAAGGCATCGGCCACCAGCGTTCCGCCGGACATGGAGACGGTCAGAGTGCCACGCGCCCCGATGTCGTCGAGGATGTACGGCGGAACGTCCCTCATGGTGATGTTTGCCCCACCTGGATCAATACCGAGGCACTCGTATTGAGAGACGACCCGGGCGGCATCGCCGGTGCCGACGACGCGAGACAGGACGTTCGTCACTTCCTCGAAGCGGGCAGTGCCAGCGATTGCCTGGAAGTCCGTCAGACGGCCAAGCTGGGCGCCATCGAACGTCACGATGGACCCCTGCGACGACGGCGGCGGGTTGTTCGTCGGCATGGTGGCTCCTGGCCAGAGCCTGCACTAGACGTAGTCGCTCGTGTAGTTTGCGACACCCTTCACGAGGGCCCCGGCTTCGTTCGTGACCTCGACGTCGATGCACTTCACGTCGACGCCACCGCGCGTCACCAGGGACCCCTTCGCCGGGGCCGTGGCGCCGTTGAACTCGACCGTGGCCGTCACGGTCAGGCCGTCGTTCGTCGCCCCGTTGGGGCCGTTGTCCGGCAGGCCGTCCTCGTAGACGCGATTCCCACCGTGGGCGATGGCGAGCGTGCTGGCGTCGAGCTTGTTGTCGCCGGGCTTGGACCGCGACTTCTTGATCGTGACCTTCGTGGCCCCGCTGACGCCCGGAAACGAGACGCCCTGCGATGTGACTGGCGCGGTCATTCCGTGCTCCTATCAGGTTGGGTAGTAGGACCAGTTGGCGGACCAGGTCGCGTACTTGCCCGTCTCGTACACGAACTCGCAGTCCTCGAGGACCCAGCCGGTCGTGACCGTGTTCGGGCTCGGGTCGAACTCGGCACCCTTGAGGTTCCCGCTGGCCGAGCACGTCTTCGTGGCGCTCCCCGCCCCGGCGTCCTTCAGCGGCGGGTCCGCGTACTCGCGCTCCGTGCTGTCGAGGTCGGTCACGTCCTCCTTCGCCACGCTGGCCGTGAGGTCGATGTCCTTGATCGACACGGTCTTCACGCCCGCCGGGAGCGTCGGGCCGTTGGTAGGCTTTGCGGAGAGCGGCATGGTCACTCCTGGAATCGGATTTCCACGGCCTGCTCGACCGTGTACGTGGGCTGCTCGCGGCCGTCGAGGAAGCCGGCCTCGCCGTCCCGTTCGTCCAGGACGAGGCAGTGGTCGATTGTCTGGCCGGCAGCCGAACCCTTGAACCGATGGATGGCCGCCGTGATCTGGCCAGCGATTTCCCAGGCCTGGACGTAGCTGTCCGCGTAGATCACCACGGTGTAGCGGGCGACCGGCGGTAGTTCGTCCGGGTCTGGCTCGGCGTCGAACGTGTCGTCGAGCAGCTGCTCGCGGGCGGTGCCCTCGCGGGTGTAGGTGACGTAGGGCGGCTCGCCGCCGCCGGTCATCTCCACCGGCCAGGCGGTGACGCCCGGGGCCGCCGCCTCGATCGCCGACCGCAGGAAATTGTGCGGGGCTCCCATGTCACCTCCCGTAGTTGCGCGTGGGGTTCATGCCGCTCGCCAGCTCGGCGGCAGCCTTCTCCAGGGCTGCGGCCATCTCGGCGGCCAGCCGCGAGGCGGCCGGGCCGCCGTAGCGGGCCCGGAACTGCTCCATGATGTTGCGGGGCGAGATGCCGCGGCTCGTGCCGAACTCCAGCCAGATCGCCTTCCGCGACTCCATGCCGGCCTTGTAGCCCACCACGCCGTACACGACGCCGTCGCGGTTGCGGCCGATGTACTTCGATTTCGTGGTCACGGCCCGCCGCAGAGCCCCGCCGCGGACCCGCATCTTCTTGCCGCTGCCGGCGACGAAGCGGCCACCGGACCCGCGCTTGAGCGCGTTTCTCCGGGTCCGCGTGCCGCCCTTCGGCGTCAGGCTTTTCAGGATGGGAACGCCGTCCTTCATCGACCGATTCATAGCGGCCTTGATGTGCTTCTTCGCGATGTGCCGCGGCAGTTCGCCGAATCGGGCCATGAGGGCCCTGATCTCGCCCTGCATGCCGTCCCAGTTCAGGCTGATCATGCGGCTTGTTCCTCGACGGTCAGTTCGAGCTCGCGGCGGCGGCCCCCCTCGACAATGCTGGCGATCATGAGCACCCGGTTCCCGCGCGACGCCCAGCGGAGCCGCATGGCCGAGGTGACGTCGGCCCGCCAGTGGATCCGCACGGTGGCCTGGAGGCTGCCGCCGATCTGCCCGCGGCGGGCCTGCTCGGAGAACGACGTCTGCTCGTAGGAGCCGAGCAGCTTGGCAACCGACTCCCAGGTGGTGACGCTCTCGCCGGCGGCGTTCCGCGTGGCCACTGGACGCTCCAGGACGAACACCTCGGTCATCGTGCCGGCGGGAGGCATCACCAGCCCCCGTTCCACGAGCTCGCCGCCAGGAGCGTCTCGAAGGCCTGAGGAAGCTCGGCGGCCGAATCGGTCGCCAGGACGCCTCGATTCTCGAAGCAGTGGTTCACATAGGCCAGGATCGCCGACTTCAGCATCGGGCACGGCGGGGTCTCGGGCGGCACGCCCCCCCAGTACTCGATCACGAGCTTACCGCCGCCGCCGGCCGCCAGGGCGAACTCGCCGGGGACGGCGTCGGTGTCGACCGCGTAGTCGGTCTCGGCCACGAGCGTCTCGCCGTCGAGCGTGGCCGACATCGGGTAGGCCTCGGAGACGAGCAGGGGAGGGGCCGGCAGGCGGACGGCCGCTGTGGCGGACCGCCACACGGCCCGGTACTTCGTCGCGACCATCGTGATCCCGAGCCGCGCCTCGATCAGGGCCCGGGCGGTCGAGATCTTGTCCACGAGGAAGCGGTCGAACTCGGTCACATCGGCGAGCATGCCGATCTGTTGCTTCGCCTCCGTGAGACTCACGGGCTCGACGACCGGCAGCTGGATCTTGCGGAGCGTGTCAGGCCTCACTGAGCGACTCCTCTCGTCTCGGCTGCAGGGCTCGCGACGGCCCGCTCCTGGCGGACGGGCTCGGCCGACAGGTCGGCGCCGGTGGCGTGCACCGCCCACCCTCCGGCCACGAGCTTGTCCGCGAGCCCCGGCGTGGCCGCGACCACGGCCCCAGCGTGGAGGCCGCGGTACGCCCGCAGGAGGCGGATCGGCCGGTGGCCGGCTTGGGACTGCATGGGCGGCTCCGGATACGGGGCGGCCCGGGGGCTGCATCCATGCGGCCCCCGGGCCTCAGTCACAACGTCAGGCGGTCAGATCAGGCCTTGGCCAGGCGGCCGACGAACTCGGGGGCGTGGTTCGCCACGCCGAGCCGAGTCGACGCCACGAACAGCGTCTGCCGGCTGCGGACGAGGAGTTCCTTCGCCACGGTGATCTGGATGCCCATCTGGTCGAGGCCGACCGCAGACGACATCGAGAAGTCACCGAAGAGGGCCAGCGTGTTCGCCGGCAGACCCTTCGCGAGGTAGACCGGAGCCCCGAAGATCGTCGGAACCACGCGGCCGCCGCCGACCGTCATCGTGGTCTGCTGGGCGCTCCAGATCTTCATGAGGTCGACCCAGCCTGCCTTCGAGCAGACCCAGGCACCGTTCCCCATGATCGACTCGTCGACCTTGCCGACCACATCGGCGAGATTGGCGACCGTCGTCGAGGCATTCGCCGCGACGGTGATCGTGTTGCCCGCCACGACGGCACCGGCCAGACCGGTGATCGCCGGGTTCGCCGTGTTGCCGCCGAGCCACTTGGCGTCGTACCAGGTGGCCAGACCGTAGGAGACACGGTCGACGATCAGGCCGGCCACGTCGATCGGCGAGTCGCTCAGGAGCGAGTTGGACACGGCCACCGATCCGCCGCCCTCGTAGAGGGTCAGGTCGGCACCGCTGGTCGCGATGTCCTGATCGGTGAACGCCACGCCCTCGGCCGCGAAGCCGAAGACGAAGTCGCCGCTCTTGGGCAGGGTGATCTTCTGGCCGCGCGGCCGGAAGACGCTCGCGAGCTGCATGGCCACCGACTGGTACTGCAGCCGGTTGACGATCGCGTTGTACAGCTCGGTCACGACGTAGTCGTCACCGTAGCCGTCGACGGTCTCGCCCATGGCCCGGGTGTTCACGCCCGCCATGCGGCAAAGGTACTGGCCGGCCGCGGCCGCCACCTTGGCGTTGCGGAACGACCGGACGCCGGCCCGGATGTCCGGGGCGGAGAACTGGTCCTCCTGGCGATCCTCTTGGCCGGGAACCGCGCCGCGCGGCTCGCTCGGAGCCGTGATCTTGCGCAGGCCTTCGAGCCGCGCGTCCAGCTCGTTCTCACGGGCGCACTCGGCTTCGACCTCCGCAGCACGGGTCTCGGCAGCCTTCAGCCGCTCGGCGATCGACACTGCGTCGGCATCGTCCTTCGGCTCCAGGGCGCGGAGGTCGACGATGGTCTTCGAGAGGACGGCGGCCTCATCCTTGAGGCGGGCGATCTTGGGGCTGGGCATCATGCCCTCCTGTGAGCAGTTGGGTTGTCGAAACACTTCACGCACCTTACGGAGTGCGCGCCGAACCCTTGAAGCACTCGCCTGTCGTGCATGCCGCTGGCGTGGTCTTGGCCCGCTCGGCGACACACCGCGGACAGGCACACTTGCACGTCTGCTGCACCCTGCCGTCGGGCTTCCACACGCCGCGGACGCATGTCTTCCCGCAGTCGCACGCCTGCGGTGCCGGGGCCGGGGGCGGCGGCGCGTCGCGCAGCATCGAGGCCCGCGCGACGGAGACCGCCGCGGCCGCCTTCGGGTGCTCGAGGTCCACGGCCTGCGGGTCGGCCGAGAGCCAGGTAAGGAACGCGATCAGCCAGCGCCAGAAACTCATAGGGTGTTTCCGTTTTCCAGAATCTGGAACCCTTCTCGGTCGACCCGGGCATGGACGACGCGGGTCGCGGGCTCGGCCGGCGGCGGCTCGGCCACGAGGGCGATCCAGAGCAGGTTCTTCGCGGCCTTGGCGATCCACCGCAGGACGGGCCGGTCGGCGGGGCCGGGGGCCGGGGACGGCGACGGCCGGCCGCCGGCGAACCACCAGCCGGCCACGAACACGGCGGCGAGGACGAGGACTGTATTCCGGTCGATCTTCATGGGGACCTCAGAGGGCAAGGCCGAGCGCCGGGGCCGTGTTGGCCTGGTCGGGCGGTGGCGGTGACAGGACGTCGTTCGAGAGATCACGCCAGCCGAAACCGCTGACGGAGCCGACGGCGAAACTGTCGGGCTGGTTCGCGAGCATCCGCTCGACGGTGGCCCGGCGGACCCAGAACGCCCCCTCGGGCATGTCGGCCGGCCACTTCGGCCCGGAGATCCACTTCGGTCCCCAGGAGTTCAGGCACAGCAGGGCGTCTTCCGGCGACCCGTTCTTCGCGTAGCGGACCGCGACGAACGCCATGCAGTGGGCCCACTGGCCCGAGGCCTTCGCGTAGCCGTGCTGGTCGCGGACGCTCTCGAAGCCGACGAGGGAGCAGACCGGGATCGGGAAGCCCGCCTCGATGGCCGCGGCCGCCTCGGCGAACGTCTTGACCATGGCGACGTGCTGGGCCGGATGCTTCTTCGCGATCGCGTCGAGCTTGCCGCCGTCACCCTGGCCGCCGTTGCCCCAGTTGCCCCACTGCTTCGCCCGGTCTGGCGAGTAGACGCGGAGGTCGTGCCCGCCGACCTGGTCGCGGTAGACCACGCCCCAGTCCTTCACCCACCGAGCCGCGGCGGCGCCATACGACCCGTCGCTCCACCCGCCGCCGCCCTCGGGCTTGCCGCGGGCTTCCACGCGCGAGCCGCCGTAGATCGACTCGGTGGCCGGGAACGGCGGCGGGTTGGCCAGCCGGCCCGTCTCCCAGTCCACACACTGGGCGATCCAGATCCCGTGGGCCCAGCCCCACGAGACACAGTCGCCGATGCCCTGCCGCTCGACCACCCACGGCCGGCCGTAGAGGGCTTGGTGGGCCTTGTAGGCGGCCCGATAGAGGAACGTGTCGACGCCCTTCGCCTCGCGGAGCGTCTCGGCCCCGGCCTGGCGGAACATCGGCTCGGGCAGCTCGCGGAGGAACGCGGCCACGCCCTCGGGGTCCGGCCGGTAGCCGTAGTCCGCCTCGCCGTCGAGGCCGAACCAGCCGCCGGCGGGCCGGGCCCGCAGGCCGCTCACGAGGTAGGCGGCGGCCACGCCCAGGAGCAGAACGAAGGCCAGGAGGCGGAGGTGGCGAGCGTCAGCGCGAGACATCGGCGGCCCTCGCGATCTCGCGGTAGGCGGCGACCCAGGTCGACCGCTGGGCCGGCGACAGCGGGGCCCCGCTCGTGCCGGCGGTCCGGTCGAGGTACTCGCGGATCGCCTCGCGGGCCCGCGGGTGTTTCTCGCCCAGGCTCACGCCCTTCCACCGCATCGCCTTCGCGCGGGTCCGCAGCTCGTCCCACGCCACGCCGGTCTTCAGCAGCGGCTCGGCCGCCTGGCCGTCGTGCTCGAGCTCGTCGGCCAGCTCGGAGAAGTGGGCCGACACGGCCGCGGCGTCGGCCGCCGCGTCGGGGCCGACGAACATCCCGCGGAGGTCGATCGCCGCGTCCGGAGCCGGGCCGGGGGCGGGCGTCGGCCCGGTCGGCTCGGAGCTGGCCCACAGCACCGCGGCCCCGGCGAGCAGCGCCGCCCCGGCCAGGTGCCGCCGTTCAATCGTCGGGGCCTTCTCGGAGAACGAGGCCACGAGGTGGGTGATCCTGTCGCCGGCGAACAGGTAGACCGCCGCGGCGACGAGGGCGAGCGTGATCATCGGGCGGACCTCACGAGGGGCAGGAGTTGCTCGATTGCCCCGGACGCCAGGGCCAGGACGAGAGCCCGGACTGCCGGCCGGGCCAGGATCCACACCGGCCAGGCGAGCGTCGGGACGGCCTTGTCGGCCACCGCGTCGAACAGGCCCGCAACCGCGTCCAGGGCCAGGGCCTTCTTCTCGGCCCCCGTCAGCGTCGACACGGTGTCGAGGAACGTCACGACCAGCCGCAGCAGGGCGACGACGAGCTCGCCGAACTCGGCCCAGGTGATGCCGTCCGCGGCGGCGCTCTTCGCCGTCTCCAAGAAGGCCACGATCTTGTTGAGCAGGCCGCCGTCGAGGTTGGCGGCGGCGGTCATCGGGGCGCGGACGTCCATGTCTTCCTCCTGGGTCAGCCGGTCACGATCCGCATCCGGGCGGCAGCGGCCGCAGCGGCAGCCCGGGCACCGGCGAGCGTCGAGACTTTGACCGGCACCGGCGGGGCCGTCTGGCCGGCGGAGCGGCTCACGATCCCTTCCGGGTAGTCGTCGATCCACACGTCGACCTCCAGGCCGGCCGCGGCAGCGGCGGCCCGCTTCTGGGTGTCGGGGCCGCAGAGCAGCACCTGTGCCACGTCGAGGTCGCCGAACGCCAGCCGAAGTTCCTCGCGGTTGGCCTCCGTGTCCTCGCGCCGCGAGATGCACACGATGGAATTGCCGCGCCCGGTGGCGTCCACAATGAAGGACCGCCAAAGGCCGGGCGCGGACGTGAACGTCCGGTCGTAGTCGAGCGAGATCGTGAGCGGCTTCGCCCCTTCGCGGTGTGCGACGACACCGCGGAACGCCCGCCACTGGTCGAGCGAACGGGCCGAAAGCGCCGACTGGGGGTAGGCCGCGTTGGTGACCGGGCTCACGTCCCAGAGCGTCGCGTCCGAGATCGTGCGGGTGATGTTTCCCCGCTCGTCCTCATCGAAGGATTCGCCCTTTGATCCGTTGACGGTGAAGGCGAACGACGATCCGAAGATCGTCTTCGTGCGGATCAGGGTGAGGACCTTCTCGGAATCCGCTGTCGGAACCGGGTCGCCCTCATAGGCGAGTCCCTTGTCGGTCTTCTCGATTCGCAGCGTACCGTTTGTGGTGCGGGCGAGAATCTGGTTTGGGTCGTGGTTGAACAGGAGCGGGACGTCGACCTTCCGCTTCGCCAGGAACTTGTCGAACGCTGTCGGGACGAAGATCTCCCGGAATCCGCCGAGGTCGACGGACTTCGAGTTCCACGGCGGAGCGATCCCGCGGATCTTCGGAGCCTCCCCGTCCCGTTGCTCAAGGCCGAGCGTCGTCTCGTCCTCGGCGATCGACAGGTATCGGCGCTCAGGCTTGGACATTCTGGCCTCCTTGGTCTGGCGGCGGGTTGGCCCCTTCGACCATCTGGCGGGCGAGGTCGGCGGTCACTGTCGGGAACGCGGAAGTGATCAGGGCCACGGCAGCCGCGGCGTCGAGCGTGCCGGAAGAGACCTGGGCCAGGACCTCGAGGAGCGCGGTCACCTGGGCACCGTTGAGCGCGGTTGCCGCTAGGTCCGCGCCGGAAGCTGCGGCCGCAAGCGGGTCCACGGAGATCGCGTCCGTCGCGACCTGATCGACAGGCGCCGGCTGGTCCGTGGCAGCCGCCGGGCCGGTCGCGTCGGGGGCCGCGGCCGCTGCCGCCGCGGCGTTGCCGAGCGTCGAGAAACCCAGCTGCATGAAGGTCTCGTCTGCGGCCGGATCGTCGAGCAGCTCGAAGTCCTCCAGGTCGCGGATCTCGTTGGGCTTGATCGAGCCCATGTTGAACATCGACTGGTAGAGCGCCGCCCGGCTCGCGGAGTCACCGCGGAGCAGCCCGCGATTGTCGAGCTTGCAGTACACGTCCTCGCCGTACACCGGCTGGAGTGCCATGTCGAGCGGGCCCTCGATGCGGTGCTGCCACGGCAGCAGGCACCACACCTGGGCGGAGAGATGCTCCTGCTCGACGTTCGAGTAGCGGGCCATCTTGGCGTCCCCGAGCAGCGTGCTCGGCACGCCCCAGTGGCGGCACACGTCGGGCAGGATCGCCGACCGCAGCTCGAGGTACTGGCTTTGCTCCATCGTGTTCGACTGCATCGGGAGCAGCTGCACCTTGCTCGACACGACGCCCGGGCTGCCGCGGTTGTGCCCCGAGTACATCTGGCGGAACTGCTCCCGCAGCTCGGCGATCGCAGGATCGGAGATCTTCTCGGCGGTCTGGATCAGGAAGTCCGGCCGCGCCCCGTTCTTCCAGAACGCCGTGGCCGCGATGTCGAGCTGCCGGGCCAGGGAGATCGAGGTGGCGCAGATCTCGCTGGGGCTCATGCCCCAGATCCCGTTTTCGCTCATCCAGCGCCAGTGGAGCACCTCCTCCTGGCGGAGCGGGATCCACTTCCCGGAGGAGTCGAAGAACTTGTAGCGCATCGAGTAGTCGGACAGCTGCTCGAGGCGGACCCGGCTCGGGTGCATGGGGATCAGCTGGCTCATCCAGCCGCGGTCACCCGACAGGATCCGGGCGAATCCGTTCCCATGGAGGGCGGTCCAGTAGGCCTGGAGCGTGTAGAAGTCGAAGCGGCTTTGCCAGCCGTTCGGCCGCGAGCGGATCGTGTAGGCGCACGGCGGGGAGAATCGCTCCTTGCGGCCGCTGGGCAGCGTGCGGCCGATCTGGATCGGCATCACGCCGACGCCCTGGGCGATGAAGCGGCAGACCGCGAAGATCGACGAGACGCGGACGGCCACCTCGGGCGTCACGTCCGACGCCGACAGCCGGCCCCACGGCGACGGCTCCAGGAGCGTGCCCAGGACGGAGATCATCCGCTCGTCGGTCTTGCGCGGGCGGGCCGTGGACCGCCGGGGCGAGCGTTTGTTGGCCTTCGGGCTTGGCATGCTGGGCGTCCTGGTCCGGCGCGCAGTGCGGCCGCGGACCGCCAGTGTCGGGCCAACCGGCCGAACCCTTGAACCGGCCGCCTACCAGAGGCTGACCATCCGGTAGTCGTCGTCCGACGGTGCCTCCAGCAGCTCGTCGGCCGCGATCGCCATCGCGAACGCGTCGACGGCCGCGGAGATACCGTCGATCTTCTCCGTCGACTTCGCCTTGTCCGGCTTGATCATGCCGGTCGTGTCTTCGTAGACCACGGCGTGGTTCGCATTCCAGAGCAGGATCGGCGAGCGGTAGCGGAACCGGCCCTCGGCCACGAGCCCCTCGAGCATCTTGCTCGGGGCGTTGAGGGCTCGCGTGTTCTGGGCCACGCCCTTGACCTCGACGTTCTCGCGCTGGAGGAACGTCGCCAGCGGCCCCACCTGCCACGGATCGCAGCCCACGCGGACGATCTGGTGGGTCTTGCCGAACTCCAGGATGTCGCGGGCCACGACCTCGTGGTCGAGCCGCGACCCGCTCGTCACCGTGAGCCAGCCCTCCCGAGCCCACGTCGAATACGGGATGTTGTCCTTCCGCTCGCGATCTCGGATCGTCTCCTCGGGAACCCAGTAACGCATCTCGCAGTCGAACGACCCGTCCGGAGCCTTGAACAGGAAGGCGGCTGCCGTCATGTCGAGGTTCGAGGCCAGGTCGACGCCCACCACGCACGGCCGCCCGGCGAGCGGCGCCGGCGGGTCCTGCCGGCAGCTGGCGAAGGCGTCTCCCTGGAACCAGCGGGCGTCCGATTCCGTCCACACGTTGAGCGAGTAGCGGAGGAACTTCCCCATCTTTCGCGGGTCGGTCGTGGCATCCTGGTAGTCGGCCGCGAACTCCTCCTCCGGGAACGTGATGCCCATCGACGGGTTCGCCTCGCGCCACACGGCCGGGTCGCCGTACCCGCGAGGATCGTCCGGGTCGGCGGCGTAGATCAGCCCGTAGAACGACGGGTTCGCCGCCGGGTCGCCGCCCCGCTCGCGCATGACGAGCTCGGCGTCCTTCCACCACTGGTAGCCCACGCTGTTGCGGTTGTCGCCCGCAGTCGAGATCGCGATCACGAGGCCGTTCGGGGTCGCCCTGGTGGCGTAGGTCAGGGCCGAGATCAGCTCGTCGGACCGGTGGGCGTGGATCTCGTCGACGATCACATGGCCGTTTAGGCCCTCGTTCCGGTAGGCGTCGGCCGACAGGCAGCGGAGGACGTTGCCGTTCTCCCGATTCTTGATCACCGACTTCGAGTCGATGATCTCCAGGAGCTTCGACAGCTGCGGCGATGCCTGGACGAACTTCGACACTACACGGTAGATCTCGCGGGCCTGGAGCCGGTCCACGGCCGCGAGGTACACGTCGGACAGCGGGTAGTGGGCCGTGAGCAGGTACTCGGAGATGGCGGCCATGAGGAAGCTCTTCCCCTGCTTCTTCGGGCAGAAGATCCCGGCCCGCCGGTAGCGCAGCCTCCCGTCCGGCCGCCTCCAGCCGAAGATCGGCATCACGACCCGCTCGCGCTGCCAGTCGATGAGCCGCATCCGCTCGGGGCTGCCGCCGGTGACCGACGGCACCCAGCAGAATCGCTCGACAAACTCGACGGGCCGCGTGGCGGCCTCGAGGTCGAACGTGTACCCCTCGCACCACTCGGGGCGATCCCGGCCCGGGTCAGCCGGTGAACTTGCGGAGGGCTTCTTCGTCCGGGTCTTCTTCGCCATCGTTAACCTCGTCTGCCGGCAGCCGCGCCTCGTCGGCGGCGGTCAGGCCGAACTTCCCGCTCAGTGTGACGAAGTCCCGGCGCGAGTCACGGAGCAGGCGGGCGACCGGCGACACGGCCTGCCCGCGCTCGGTCGCCGTGATCCACCCCTCGGACGCGATCTGCTCGGAGAGCTGGCGGATGTCGGCGTGGAGGTGGCAGAGCTCGGCGAACACCTCGGCGTGCACCTGGCGGAGCCTCCCCTCGTCGGCGAGCGTCGGGGCGTGCACCTCCCAGAAGGCCAGGGCGAGCGGGCGGGCGGCCACATGGGCCGGTGGAGTTACCGACTCCACTCCAGTGGAAACGCCCCTACAGGCCAGCGTGTTGCGGCCAGTAGCACTTCGCTCGGAGGTTGGGTCAGGCAAGGGGCCGCGTCTGCCCATTTTGAAGCCTCACGTTTTTTCGGAAACCCGACAGAAACTCGCGCGGAGGTCGCGTGGGGTCTTCCG